CTCATCTACTTCACCAATGTCTTCACCCAGAGGATTACAAAACCGATCTAACATTGCTTTAAAATCCGTAAGATCATTATTTACGACTTTATAGGCAGTTAACATTGCAGTATAATCATCTGAGTCTGGAAGTAGTGTAGGAATGGTCATGTGTAAGTAGTCCTTAAACCACTGACCCTCTTTTTCAAATTTCTCTTTCTCGGAGATTTTAAGTTTAATCATGTAAAATATGTGATGTATTAATAAGTAATTCTGTAACAGCAAAACTATTAAGTAGTGCGGTAATTATAACATGAGTAGGATCTACTAATGTATTATCTAATTGTCTAGTTTTGACATTAAATGCTTCATGAAATACTGGTTGAGAGATGTTCGCATTAGCTAATATTTTTGCAGCCGGCGAATATAATACTCCTCTAAAATCCGCGCTAATATTGTCTCGAAGTCTTTCTGCAATATCTACTAACTCTGAACCAGATCCTCTAACATAACCATATTTAACAGCAGTTTTGCAAGCACCTACAGCATCTTCAATTCTATCAAATTCTTCTTGAGCATTAGCTAAAGTTCTACCTCCAACATAAATAATCGCAGACGTTTGATTTAAAGTATCAATTCTTCTCGCAAAATCATTAATGTCAAAGTCTTCAGTAAATCCTTCCATCTGAGCTTCTAACTGTTTGATTCTAGTTCTAATCTTTTTAATATCTGGATTATTGTATAAAGTAAAATCAGTTGGAGTAACAGTAATTTTATTAACTGAATCCTTAGTTAAGAACGTCTTAATATCTTTAATATTCTCTCTTTGACCTTGAGCCCATCCTGGAAGTTTTAGTAAACAAATCTGAAGATTCTTAGCGTTCCTATTAGTAAGAGCATATCTAATAAAAGAATCAGAATAGTCTTTAGCAATGATAACTAGGGGCTTACCTTCTTCATGAAGATCATCAATAGCTTCTGCGTAATCTTCAAATTTACCAAGCACTTCATCAGTAATCCATATAGTTGGATTCTCTACTTGAAATGTACCATTCAATTGATTAGCAAACATTGGGTGAATTAATCCGCCATCAAAATTTAAACCTTTAGTAATTTCATGATATGTCACTGGGAGATCTGTAGATAGTTGAACAGAAATAGAAGCTTTTAATCCTACTTTCTTATAAATTTCATAAATACGTTTAGCCAACTCTTCATTCTTACATGAAGTAAGCGCAACATTATAAATATCATCTAACGATTCAATCTTTTTAGATCTAGTCTTTAGTTCTTCAACAACAATACCAATATAGTTTCTCCACTCGTCAAGTGTATCATTAATACTATTTGTTTCACAGATAGTAAATAATCTTGACACAAACTCTTGTGTAAATAAACTAGTAAGTGTGGTTCCGTCTCCACATTCTCTTACAGTTTTATTGGCTGCAGTAATTAACATTTGTGCTCCAGCATCTTCTTCCGAATCTTTAAATTGAATTTTTTTAGCTACAGAAACACCATCTTTAGTAAATTGTAAGTTCTTTTTTTCAAACATCAATACATTCTTTCCTGAGCCTCCCATTGTAGAAGTAATAATATTTGCAGCTTTTTGAATTCCATTTAGTACTCCTCTCACGGAGTCATTGTTATTTTCAAGTCTCATCTTCAATTTGTTTATTTAATTGTCTTATTCTATCTAAGGTATTAGATACCTTAAATATATTTGGATTCATTGATAATCCCGCAAGAGGATTATGTTTTGGTTTTTCTCTTTCTTTTATAAATTGGTGTTCTAACTCCTTAAGAGCTAGAGGATAAATAATAAGTGCTGATACCGCATCAAAGTTACCCTTTAATTCAAATTGTATCAGCTGCTGTACTGTAAACAAACAAGGATAGTTTTCAACTACTCTTAACTTCTTACCGTTATAATTAGTCTGACTTAAGAGCCAATCTGAAGTGTCATCACACATTTCAATTTTATCCAATTGATTACCAACTGTTACACCATACTCAAGTACTCTATTTTGAAATATTTGAGAACCTTTTTCTTTATTGGGTCTAAGAGCAAGAAGATACATTTTGTTCTTACGCATATAATAACCTCTACAAGAATCACCCCTATTTGCTTCATACCATAAACCTCTAATTGGATTACCATAATAAGCTAATAGCTTTTCCTGATTCTCATAATAAGCATCTTTTCCTTTAGGGTGTTTACCTATATAAGTAGCTACTAAATAATTACCGTTAAATCCTTGTGATGTATATTTGGGATTTAAGAACACCTTAGTAATACCTAAAGATCCACCCTCATCTATATTTTCAGATACATAAGGATCAAATGTTGCAAGATACATGTCATTGGGAGTTTCGCCTCTAATAGTTTGGGGTTTCTCATAAATGGCAATTCCACCATCCAACTTAGTAATTGTTCTATCGTATGGAAATGTATAAAACAGTTCTATATCAGGATCATACTCAGCTCTTACACCATTAGGATGTTTAGAATCCCAAATTAATCTAGTGGGTTGAGATAGAGTTTTATATGTCTGATCTCTTAGCAGTTCTTTCTCTCTTTCAAATAATTCAATTTGTGGAAAATAAGTACCTTTATTCGTAGTCCACATGTCAGATGGAACTAGTGGATAGTTCATCTTTTCATTATAAAGGGAAGCCGGATCTTCTTTAGCAGAAGCTTCTAATCTTCTTTCTTCATAATGTTTAAGTGCTCTTTCAAAATCAGTATTACCGTTCTTATCCTTAAATCTCTTTTCGGTTAAATAAGCTGGAATAAATAATCCAATTTTTTTATCAGTTTGTTCCCAAACATTATCAAATTCTAAGAAGTTATATTCTCCGGGATTTTCAAATACCTGTTTAGTTTGTTGAACTAAATCAATATTACCAGAAGTACCAATACCTAATTGTACACCAACTTGCTCACCTTCTACAGATACAACAGCACTATTAGATAATAGCGCATCTTTAAAATTGGGCATTAGACCAATTTCTTCATATAGACATAAAGCAGATCTACCACCAGCACCTGCTTGTGTACCATCTTGCTTTTTATCTGAATAGTTAATATGATGTAATGAAGTCTTAGTTCCTTTGGTTAACCAACCTTGTGGAGTTTCTAATTCATACTCATATCTGAATGGATTCTTGGTATTACCTGGTTTATCGTCACCTATCCAGTTTCTATAAAATGGAGTAGGTTCATAATCTTTAGTTGCTGGATCTCCCCATACACCCAAGTCCTTATCTGTACCTAATACATTTAATCCCGATGTAATTTTGTTTACTAACTCTGCAGATTTACCAGTAATTCCAGCACCTAAGATAACCTTAGTTGTTGGTGGATTCTCATACATTTGTTTAGTAAATTCTTTAATACCATCAAAAGTCAAAATGTGTGTGGCAATACCAGCACAAGAGTAACTTTTACCACCACCACGAGAACCCAATAGAGTTAAGTTGTGTGATCTATTGTAATATAGCGGTTTACCATATTCTAAAATATGAACTCTCTTAAGATATTGTCTAGGATGTTCATATTGTTTTTTCTTACCATTTTTTGAATGAAGATCGTTAAATCTTATTCTTGAAGTTGGATCTTCTGCCAACTCTAATTCTTTATAAAAACTTTCATTAATCAATGCCTCATCACAAGATATTTTATCATCATTTTTAAACCCAGAAAAACCTTGAGCTTCCATATATGAATAGTGAATTAACCAGTCTAAATCTCTAACAGTAGGTTTAACGAAAGTTCTAACTTTTGTATTTCTATCTGTATCCTCGATCTTAAAAAAATTACCATAATAAAATAATGTAGGAGGCATAAATCTCCATCCCTTATTATCATATACCCAATAACCCTCAATACACCACTTTGTATATTGTGTCCAAAGTTTAGTATATTGAGGGTTATCTGGATGTAACTGAGGAACAGTAATTAAAAATTTACTTATGTCCTCAATTACAATTAAATCCTTTTTTAACAATTCTAAATTTGAAATCATTTTACTATTTCATTTAGAATATACTGAAGTAAATATGCAAATGCTTCAGAGCTTTCTGTACAATGTACTACACCAGCATAATCTAATATAAATTCCGCAGCATGAAAACATTCATGAACTAAAATTCCTATATCTTCAGAATATGCTTCTTGAATATACATAAAAACAGTATGCTCATCAATATATGTATATCCAGCATTATGAAAATGTATATTTTTAAAGATATCTGTTGAATTTTTATAATTTAATTCAAGATATGTCTTTATATCTTCTACACTACCACCCCAAAAAACAACTATATCAATCGGACATATTGTTGCTGGAATTTTTAATATTTTCCCCATAGAGTTTTTCATCCTCAATATATCTATCTATTTGTTTAATTAGGCTATCCGCCTGTTCTTTAACATTTCCCAAAGAATAGCGACTTAAAAAAGCTGCTAATCTTCTGCACTTTTGTAATATTTCTAATTTCTCCATTAACTAAGCAGTGTCAGTTTGTAAATAGTAGAATGATATAATTCAGAAGCATCATCAATTAATTGAACTAGATCACCTTCTGTAAACTTAGTTCGTAAACCAATAAGCTCTTGCAGTTGAGTTTTTAAAATCTTAATCGGATCTCCAATATTTAATTGACCAAGATCAAAACCTGTTAATACAGTCCCTGTGATACCCATACTAGCTTCAGCAAAACTATCTGCAATACCTAAGATACCACTATAAAATTCATCTAATGCTTTGTGTGTAGCATAAGATCTGGTTGCAAGATGCATAAAGTGTGCATTGGTTCTTGCATTAAATAACAAGTTAACTACTTGTACATATTTACTTTTGTTTGATGCGAGGGCTTGACTAATTGAATTCATATTAATGTAATTTAAATCCTAGAACTTCGACATTCTTATGTAGTGGATCACGCCATTCATCTGTAAATGCGTCAATGTCCCAGTATAATTGTTTTGGGTTATTATGATTATAATATTTTCTGTAAGAAACATGTCCGTTAATAAAAACTGAAGTACAGTTTACACAAAAGACAACTTCTAATATACAGTTCTTTGTATCTAAATCATTAGTTCCACACCAAGTTACTGTATCAGTATTTGCTGGGAATTTGTTATAAACAATATCATACGTTTGAGCATATGTTAATGTTGATATTAATAGTAATATTGCGGTTATTAAATTCTTCATTCTTCTGGATTAATTGTACCTCTTTCTCTAGCAGTTTGTTTTCTACCACCAAAGATTCGTTGTTCTGATTTATTCTTCTGAAACATTTTATCAATTTTCTCAAAGTCCTGATAGATCTTAGGCATCTTAGCCTTTAGATCAATTAGTTCTTTCACAGTTGATAACTCAATTGGTTGTTGTCTAAGAAATTTAGACAATTCAATTAATTGATCTTTCTGTTCTTTATATGCTAGTTCATCAGCATTTAAACATAAATATGGATACTTCTCCAAACATTCCTCAATCTGAGGATGATTCATATCAAAGTTAGGATTAAAGTTTAAACAAACCTGAACTCGCTCGTCTTTAGGTATTCTATAATACTTATTAACTTCTTCATCAGGATCTGTTAACCATAACACACACCACATATCTTTAGAACTCTGTTCTTTATTCTTAGTAGGATCTGTATTATATAAGTTACAGAATGGATCCACATAAATCATATGGGGATTCAAATCCCAAAAGTTTCCTGTATGAATTTTATTAATTGTTGCAAAGCTGCTCATTCTGATCTATATATTTTTTTAAGAAAAATCTTTCATCATCATTCAGATCTACAAACTCATCAAGTAGTGGTTGTAACCCGTATTTATAAAGTGGAACATGTTTTCCTTCTATCGGAAATAAATCCAATTCAGTTAGAATATGATCACCATCATACATAGCTTCTGACTCTAGATCATAATAGTACTGAATTAAAAACCATAACATGCAAGGGTGAATA